AATTGTGGATTATTTTGTGTGCTATTTCTATCTCTATTTCTTTTTCTTGTAGCTTCCATTTCAGCTCCAGAGTCAGTTGTTCTTGGCCCAGCATTCCTTGATCTTCTTCCAGTTTTCTTTGCTGGAGAAGTTTCTTCAGATGCAGGTTCCATACCTTCTTTCATAGCCTCAATGTTTGCTTTATTCATAGCATCAGCTTGTTGAAAGAATGGGTCTGAATCAAATCGTCTTTTTAATCTCTGTTTAAATTTTTCGGCATCAGTTAAAGGTTCAGGTATATCTTCACCTGTTGCCTTATCAATTCCAGCAAATTTATATACAGACTCAGGAATAACTTTTGAAATCATATTAGCTGGATGCAGAACAGATGCATCTGGTTTTGGTCTTGGTAATATAAATTTTAAAATAGATTTTAATACTTTAGATACACTATCTTTAATCTTACCGCCTAATTCTGAAAGAGTACCTTTGGGGTCTTTAAATAGAGCAACAATAAAGTCAATGGCCTTGTTAATTAAATTAATTGGTGCTTTTATTATTTTATCAATTAAATCTTTGAAACTAAAACTTTCGAGGGCTTCTTTTCCTTTATCGAATCCGAATAACCCCATTATAAAGCCAACACCTTTTTTGAGTAAGTCGAGTGGCATACCAATTAATCCACCTAATATTCCACTTATAGCACCACCTAAACCTGAAACAACTTTTTGAACAACATTACCACCTTCGCCTTTGAAGCCACTAATAAATCCTTTGATACCATCGAAGGCACCCATAAGTATTGTAATAGGTAAGAATAATTTACCAGCAATACCACCAACTGTTTTACCTATTGCAAGAAATTTAGGAGCTAACTTACTAACTGTTCCTATAAAACTTTTAAATGGTGTAAAGAATTTGCCTATTGTTCCAAAGAAAGCTTTAACAGGAGTAGTAATTTTTGAAATAATACTTACTAATCCTTTACCTCCGCCTCCAGTGCCACCTTTTAAATTTTTAAATAAATTACCTAGTTTCTTAAAATCATCTCCTAAGCCAGTAAGAGTTTTACTTATAGCTTTAACAGCTTTATTTTGTGTGAATTTATTTTTTATGTTAGCAAATATAGCTTTAATTCCTTTAACACTATCATCTACTTGTGATCCAACACCCTTTGTGAACTTAGATATTCTACTGCCTATGGCTTTAAATGGTTTAGCAATTTTAGTACCTAGATTTTTAAAGAAGGTGCTTATACGAGTAAAGAATTGACTAACCTTTGCTGAAGTCTTTGGCATTAATTTTTTAATTACACCACCTAAACCTTTATCACCAAAGAATCCCATAAAGAGGCCAGGAATAAAAGCTAATGAAGCAACTGCAGCACCTAAAATAGTTGAGAGAGGTATCTTCATTTTCTTACCCTCTGCCTCTACTACTTTTTCAGCATCACCACCGCCACCTCCGCCAGACATAATGCCATCGCGAATATCAGATAGTAGAGCAACCATCTCGCGACGATTCTCTTCATTCTTCATCTCATTATTTTTAGCTTCAGAATTTGATGCTTTTACTTCAGCTGTTAATTCAATGATTGCTTTAGTTGATTTAGTTGCAGCCATTATTGATTATTTAACCTTTCCTCTTCCTCTTTTAAATACTCCATAAGTAATGAAACATATATTTCTTTTTCCCATGGCATCATATTTTCTATCTCTGTCAAGCTCCAGTTATGATGTTGTACCATCGAAAATACTGTCTGGTAATAATTAGCCAGAGTCTCGTGACAGAGACTTAGATAAAAAAATTGTTTAAACCCTCCAATACATATTTATTCACATGACCGCATTTAGGACATGTCCATTCTATAGTATGTGACAATTTAGGTTGTTCTAATACAAATTTTTCTACCTTATTCATTGTTTTTCGATCTAATGAATCGATAAAATTATTTATTTCGTCAATGTCAGCTTCTGCAACAGGATAGATGTTTTCTGAATCATATATACTTTCAATTACTGATGTCATAACTGAGTTCATATCATTAACATCTAAGCTAGTAATATCAGCTAAAGTCATTTGTTTTAGTTGTATACCAACATTATCAGTAATCTGAATTTTAGATTCAGGTTCTACTTCAGGATATTTAACATTAATATCATCTACCATTACATCGATAGGTACAATATGACCACACTCTTCACATTTCATTTGTAATGATATTTTTTCACCTATACTTTTTCCACGAATCTGAAGAAAAAGATATTCAACATCATACGGTGTTAATGTGTCTGCATCTATCTTATCAAAGGTACATGATTTAATTACATCCTTTAATGCATTTGCTAACATTTTTTCATCATTTGTTTCTTGAGTCAATAAAAGTATTTTTTCTTCTTTGACTAAGAAAGGCCGAAATTCTACAGGTTTTTTTGTTGATGGTAAAGATACTGTATACTTCGGTATATCAATTTTTGGTAATGCCATAATTTACTCCATTTTATTTTACATTCATCTTATAAGTCACATAAACTGCTGTGCCTAATAATATAGTTAATCCTATAATTGCAATCCACTCGTACATAATTATTCCTTATTTTATTTATTATTTAATTCAAATCTTTCAGAAAAGATAACAGCACTAATACAAAACATTAATAGAATAAACAGTGAAATTCCAACTAGCCATAAAAATCCAGCCATTATTCTATCTCCTCTGGTGCGTCTTCTGGATATGTCCAAGAACCATCTAACATTCTTTTTTCTCTTAGTTCAGCATAACTTTTTTCTTTAGTTCCACCGTCATAAGCCCAGCCATATCCTTTATTAATCATTCGTTCTTGAATGGATATATCGTCGCCTTCTCTATATAACCAACCTAACATTCTTCCGTACTTACCATCTTTTTCTGTTTTGATAGTGATTGGTACATCGTCTAGTTGATCTGTTAAATAGTCTTTAGCTTCTAGACCTAAATACTTTTCATATAAGTCTCTTGTTCTAGATTCGGGTGTATCGATTCCAGCAACTCGAACTCTTTCTTTCTTAGTGAGTCCAAACCCTAAATCGATTAATACGTCAATAGTGTCACCATCGACTACTTTTAAAACTTCTTTTACTTTATATTCGTACGCCATTTATAGCTCCTATTAAATTATTCTGTTTCCTAATATACCACCTATTGCACTTTTAATACCAGCTGCTGCTGAAGTAAGTGGTTTTTCGGGTATATAATCTTCGTATGTTATTGTTACAGATAATCTACTCAAATCATCTGCCGTTTGGTTACTCAAATCAATTTGGTTTAAAGTGGTTGGAAATGCATTTAATAATCTAACACCATAGACAGGTGTGTTTTCTCTATCTAATTGTTGGATTACAATATCAGTTGTGTATGTTTCCCTATAAGCTACTCGATATGATTTTCTAGGAACGATTGAATCAATCCATTTATCAAACATCTTTCTTACATAATAATCATTTGTTAAAAGAAAAGTAAAATCAATATCAGTATTAAAGTAACCATTAGGTAATTTTATTGTTTGTCTGAAATCACTATACTCTACTGTATTTATCTGTTTGCCAGGTATAGAACAAGACTCACAAAGAAGTGCAATGTCTCGTGGATCATTTACAAAAGATGCTGGTTCAAAAGAACCTGATAATAATCCAGCAGCTGCACCTTGAACATCAATATCAAGAAGAGTTTGAGAAGGCGGTGTCATAAATACAGCAAATCTATTTGGATTAGCTGCACCACCTCTTTTAGAAAATACAGATTTAATATCTTCTATTGTTGTAGGATTGATAGCATTCTTTATATTATTAATAAAACTCATATACTTTTCCTTGATTCAGCCCATACTTTATTAGCTGAAGCTTTCTTAAATTGATGACTTGGTAAAAATAATGTATAATCCCACTCTGATGCTGGTACTTGAACTAATCTAGAATCTATCTGTTTTGACAAATATCTTTTGTAACAAGGTTTGAAGAATCTCAACTTACTTGCACCTTTCAATACATTAAGTGTTATTCTTAATCTTTCTTGTGCACCATCACCAACTTTATAATCTAACATTGCATCAAATAATTTAGCTCTAAGTATTGGTGGAAGATAATGTAGATTTAATCCATAGAATCCGCCTGGTGCTCTCTTAACCATAATAATTAATGGAAACCTATCGTAGTAAGGTAAAGTCTTTTTATGTTTTGGATCATAGAAATACATATACATTCTTCCAGGCATTGTTTTAGTTGACATTTTATAGTCTTCGTCTTTTAATAAACGAGTACGTTGAACAGTTCTCATTCCACGAAGTTCTTTACGAAACCATGCTAGACTTTGAGTAGTATTCTTTTGAACACCAGCCTTAAATGCATCTGCTTGAACTTTATCTTTAAAGGTAGCCATATAGCTATTTATAAGATTTCATCAAACTTCTTCGGCTGTCTTTGGCGGGAAGACTGCGGTAAATATACCTGTTCTTGAACTTGGAATCTTCATTCCAAGTACAGTTTGTGTTGGTTTGTGATAACGTGTAACATAAGTGGCTGCAAAATCTCCAGTAGGTATTGCACCATTTATTCCTTTATGTTTAGAATCTAGAGAGTATTTACCACGACTACCTTTAAATACAACTTCTCCAAGATGAAACTCGTCAACATTATTAGGCCCGAAAGACTTTCCAAAGTCCATACCATATACAGCTTTACGAATTACAACTGGGTCTTTTACTTGTCGATAGAACATATCACCTGATACTAATCCATCAAACTCTTCGATCTCACCATCAGTCGCAGCTATCATCATTGCAGTAATAAAATCTTTGAAGTCTTTGTTTGCTTTAAACTCACCATTTGTACCTTTGTCTGTCATACCACCATATTGTTGGAAGTCTTTAGCACTCTTTCCGTCTTTATGAGATATCCATGCAACTTGATTGCTTTGAGAATCTACAATAGAGAAGTCAGCTTTAGGTGCATATCTTCCAACGTGTGGTGTTGAAATAATACCTGCACACTCAACTGTTCTTTTACCTATCTTTAAATCAATAGCAGCAAGTTTATCTCTTTTCAGAATAGCACTTAGTTTCTTTTGTATTCGAACTAACTCTTTATCTTCTGCTGCTGTAAACTTACCTTTAGGTTGACCCCCAAAATCAGGACTCTTAAAGAAATCTTTAGGATATTGTAAAGAGATTCTCTTGCCATCAACCTTTCCTTGAACAGCTGTATTATATCCTCTTTTGAGATATTCTTTTGGCGTTATTCTCTCAACTTCTTTTTTGTCAAATATAAACTCACCCTTTACAGAAAGAAAAGAACCACCATCTTTTAGTTTACTAAAAAATGTTTTTACGCGATCAGGATTCTTTGTGATGTCGGAGTGCTTCAAACGATTATATATTTCCGGCATTTTTATCTTCTCCGTTATATAGTCTTCAAACGATTTCATATCTCTATTTATATTAGATACTATTTCTTCAAAGGTGTCAATAGTTTTATTCCTGCAGCTTTTAAAGTATCTTCAGTCCAAATTTGAAACTCCCAACCACGATTCTTACAATATTCGTCTGCAGCTTCCCACTTTGAAGTATTTTTAGCATACGTTAATACTTCCTTTAGATATGCCTTTGTTTTTCTTTTTCTCTTGGGTTCTTTTGTTTGAGCTTTAGGTTTAATTTCAATTAGATATGTTTTACCGTTTTTCATTATGATTTTTACATCAATAAAGTATCTATGTCTCTTACGATCAGTTGCACAAACATAAGGTATTACAACTTCTTCACTTGACCACTTTACAATATTCGGATTATCATCAACCCATTTGAATACTTGCCTTTCCCATAAGCTACGAAAAAAGACTCTGGAATGATCTCCTTCGTACTTACTTTTGTTTTTAACAGTATATCGTCCACTATATGCCATAATAAATCCTTTGTTTTTCTTATAAATAGTATTATTATTTAGGAGTTTTTTATGCCATTCGGAAAAATAGGTAGCACACTTTCAAACACTTTTAGTGATATTAAACAAAATATATCTGATCAATTCGAAGAGATCAGTTCATCTTTTAAAAATATTAGTGTTGCAGGAGATAATGAAGGGCCAGAATATAATGGGCCATTAGTATTTCCACATGCTTTAAGAAACCTTGATCGTCCTATTATATGTTTAACTGCTTTCAAAAAAGAAGGAGAAGGTGTACAACAAGAACATATATTCTTACCCATACCCAATGAATTAGCTTTTTCCGATTCTGCTGAATATAATGAAGTATCACTTGGTGCATTACTCGGTGCTGGAATGTCAGCAGCTCAACAAGGTGACGCAGGTGCTCTTCAAGCAACTAAAGCAGCTTTTGGTCAAGCAGCATCAACAACAGGGGCTGATGTATTAGAGATTATTGCAGGTAAAACAAAGTTTGCTGATCAGGCATCTCTTCTTACTCGAACAGTTTCTAATCCTAATACAAACATTGCTTTTAAGGGACATGGTATTAGATCGTTTACATTTAATTTTACAATGATGGCTAAGTATGCTGCAGAAGCAGAAACGATTAGAAAGATTCATAATAGATTTAGACGATTAAGTTATGCTAATTTAAAAGATGATGAGAATAATATTCTCTTATCATATCCACCTACATGGCAAGTAAGATTTATGGCACCACAATCATCAGATGATCCATCTAATCCTGCACTTACAACAAATGGCACAACACTAACTGAAATGAAACACATTCCTCGTATCTTTTCTTGTTACTTAACAGGAGTAAATACAACTATCAATG